AAGATACAAAATACTATGAAACTAAAAAACCTCCCCAGTATTTTTCCACTGAGCCGCAATAAGGCTAGAACAATAGTGTATTATGCAAACAACTGCATCAATTCAGCGCACGGCTCAGTTGCGCCCGTTGGGCATCGGCAAGGCTTCGATCGAGGCTTGGCTCAACGCAAAGAGCAAGGTAATGACAAATATGTTCGGCATGGAGGTGACCCGGCTTGAGGGGCTTCGTGTGTACGGGGCTTTCGGCCTCATGACGGTGGGGGCTGCGCTGAGTGGCGTGAGCCTGCTCGTGACGGCTCTGTGTGTAGCCCTGGCGGGTTACAACGTGTATAAGCTCAATGTGGAGCATCCTGAGGAGAAAGGAGGTGAGGTATGAATACGGGCAAGGCTAAAACTGAGATAGCTGACTACGCAGAGCGTTACATCGACCAGTTCTCGATGGTGGTGGTGAAGATTGACCGTAAGACTGAGACTCGTTTTGAGGAGCAGGTGGTCAATATGCTTAACAGCGCCCTAAACGGCCTCATGTTCCCCACTTGCGACGGCGACATACTGAGGGCTGACATCGAGACGGTGCTGTACAGACTCGAAGCCAAATTAAGCCACTCGGGCAACTATTTCGCCATCGAGAAGCTGACGAGAAGCATGAGTCCGGGCTGCGAAGACTCCAAGAACGTGGCGCATGAGTTCATTCTCTACAACAACATATACATAGACCATCCCTTCGATGAGATTGGCAGATTTGCCACCATCAGCTTTATACCCGTGCAGGGTATATTCGTGCGCAACGACAACCCGGACACGCATCTGTTTGCCACGCCGTTCTTCGGCGACCGCATAGGCTGGGCAGACGTATATAACAACACTTTGGAGGGCAAGAAAGGAGGCGAAGAATGATTGCAATTGAGAATATCCCTGCGGGGCTGAATGACAAGGAGGCACTGGAGCAGAAAATCGAGCTGCTGCACGACGTGGTGACCCATCTGCTCAACGACACGATAGAGGCTTCGCTGCCTGAGGCGCGCGACCTTGCGCACATGGCGCAGAATGTCGATGAGCTTTGTAGACAACTTCAACAACTTAAAAACGCACTGTGATGACAGAAGAAGACAAGAACAAGACCAAAGACCAGGCACAAGAGATTGACGAGTTCACTTTTGAGCTGCTCGACGCTTATTTCGCCTCCCGCTCAGCCTATCCTGGCAACAGCGAGATAGGGCAGCCGCTCACGCCGGAGTATAAGACTACCGACGACATTGCTACCGAGCTCGACAGCATCATGCCGGTAGACCTGCACACGATCGTGATATATATGCGGCGCAGGGGCTATCGGCTGAAGACTGCTGCCGACGGCTCGCTACGATGGGAGATTTGGCGCGACATGAATTATATGGGTTAATTGAGATTATTATGAACAAAGACGATTGTTGCAGAATATTCAACGTAGAAGACATTATAAATCTTCCGCAGGCTGCTATGGATATCGTCATGGGCGACAGAGAGCGGCGCGATGCTGTATACAGAGAGCTGCTCTCTGTCAATCGCTACGACATGAGCTTCGACTGGTTCAGACAGCTGTATGAAGAGGAGTTCGCGCAACGCAAGAAGCAGAAGCAAGACTTCACTCCAGTTGAGGTTTCCGAGATTGTGGCAAAGATTGCATTACCTACCGTGGGTACTATACATGAGCCTACAGCCGGCACCGGGGGGCTTATAATAAGCGCATGGTGGGAGCAATGCAGACGTGCCATACCGTGGGACTATTATCCTTCACAGCACATGATTAGTGTATGGGAGCTGTCCGACCGTGCCATTCCTTTGCTGCTTCTAAACCTAAGCATACGTGGGATAATGGGGTATGTCTACCATGGCGACGTACTTGAGGGTACCGTCAAGGCCCGCTATATTTTACTAAACCGGAGTGACGATGCTCTCGGGTTTAGCGATGTTGTGAAGGCAGAGGCGGGCGATATTATTGTTGAACAATGTAAATGAAAGGGGGTGGTCAAGATATGACTTTTTTTGAGGTTTATGACAGATGGCTTAACAAGCATAAGGCAGAGATTAAACAATCTACAGTCGCCACTTATTATAGTCTTGGCAATACGTTCACCCGTATTATTGACTCTGATGCGGATATATGTTCTCTTGATGCGGATGTGATGAAGGCCTGTCTTGAGCGGTTCCGCGATACTGGGGCAAGCAATCACTATATAGCTGATTTAATACGCGTATTTAGGATGGTTATGCGCTATGCTGGCGAAGATTTGGGTATAAGCAATCTGCCTTCAATAGATTGGAAAATAAAGGATGTTGTGACGGCTCGTGTCAAGGACGCGACAAGGCAACGTGTGAAAAGATTCACAATCGCTGAATATGAGCGTATGATAAAGACGTTTGAGGAGCATCCGACTCCTGGCAGACTTGCCGTTGTGGTGACTATGTTTACCGGTATCCGAGTAGGAGAGGCATGTGGATTGAAATTTTCTGATATTGATTTCGATGAAGGTGTAATACACATACAGCGTACGTGTGTGTCTATCGGCAAAGCAATTCAGAAAATGCTTCGCCCTAATGAGGAATACGTAATGTCCAGATGTCTGCAATCTCCAAAAAGCGCTTCCTCCGACCGCTACATTCCAATGATACCAAAACTCCGCAAGATACTGCAGTCTTACGCAAAGGTTTATCCTGGTGATTATTTTGTTGCCACGCTATCGGCTGAGCCTACGTGCACACGAACGCTGCGCATTTGGTATGGGCAGATGCTCAAGGCGGCTAACGTCCCTTATCTGAACTATCATTGCTTGAGACATACCTTTGCTACCCAGATGATAGAGAAAGGTGTCGATGTGAAAACAGTGTCCTCAATACTCGGGCATGCCGGTGTTGAGATTACGATGGACACTTATTGTCATCCTTCTGATGACGTTAAACGTGCAGGCATACAAAAGGCTTTCAAGGGTCTGTTAAAGTAGCTTGCAATTATTGTAATATCATATAGTACATTTTTTTACATTGTCTGGCGGCGTGTTCTATGCGAATAGGGCACGCCGCTTTTTTGTATTCTTAGGTTCGGGTGCGAGTTGTTATCTTTGTGGTGTAATAAAAAGACAAAGACAATGATAACAGTCACTCAATCAATTCCTGCTACGTGTTTTTCGGCCAACATCCCTGATGTTGAGTTCTCGATAGGTGGTTTTCGTGCTGCCGTGGTAATGACGGTAGACGGCGAGGAGATATACAACGAGCGTCTGTATCCCGTAGGGGGTAAGATACAGCTCTGCGAACTCGACTGCCTGCTGGGGCCTTACGCCCGGCGTAGCCTTAAGATAGCGCTCGGCATAAAGATAGTGGAGCAGACCGACAGCTCGGACGCTGCTGACACGAAGACGATCAGCGCCGACATAATATATAGCGCAGCCGACATAGGCATGGGTGCCGCCGACTTTATGGCGAAGCGCTTCCTGACGCTGCTTGAGGGCGAGAAGGTGACGGCGCTGAACCGTCTGGAATACCTGCACTATATCGGTACGGAGTCGGCAAAGGTGACGGCTGAATATGACGACGGCTCGACGAAGGCGTTCGATGCTGATGTGGTGGCGGGCAATGAGAGGTACACTACTATAGACGTGTCGCCCGACAAGTTCGTGGCTGACGGCAAGGTTCTGGTGTGTTATGATGTCCAGGCCGGGGAGCGCAGCTTCCGGTTCGCAATCGACTTTGATGAGCCCGACTGCGCCCCGGTTCTGGTATTCGTGAACTCGTTCGGTGTGGAGGAGCTGCTCTACTGCACGGGTACGCATACGGTGGCTCCGTCGTACAAGCGTGACAGCGGCTACATAGGCCGCTACAACCGCAACTACAACATCGTGGAGACCCGACAGTTCAAGGCAGACACGGGCATCATGACGTTCGCGATGGCGAACTGGGCCGACGAACTGCTGCGCTCGCAGGAGGTGCACGTGGTGAACTTCAAAGACGGGCATCCTAACGTGGGCAAGGAGGTGACCATAACAGACTCGAAGTCGGAGTACAGCAACGCCGACGACGAGCTGCCCCGCTTCACCTTCACGTACCAGTATGCGCAGCGCAACCACAACGTCGTTGACGTGCTGCGCTCGGGCCGTATATTCGACAATACTTTTGACAACACTTTTGAATAATTTTGAGTTGTGAATTTTGAGTTTTGAATTGTGCGCTACGCGCATTTTGAATTATTCAATTTTGAATTGAGTATTCAGAATTCAAAACTCAAAATTCAAAACTCAAAATCGCCGAAGGCGACAATTCAAAACTCAAAACTCAAAATTCAAAACTCTCTATGGGTGCTATTAATTTCAGCGACATGCTGCGCCTGCTTGACCAGGCTTACCAACACCGCACGCTGGTAGACGTGGCGGCGTGGGAGGGGGGCACGGGCAAGGTGCTGCACTATAAGGGGTGGCTGGTGCATCACGTGAACTGGCGTGGCGGCTACATAAGGCTGCGCAACCCTAAGAACCGTGAGCTGCGCACGCTGCCTCAGATTTTCATCTTCTTCATTAACAATAAACGTGTGTTCTTATGACTAAAACTAATACTACTCTGCAGGCGACTTCGGTCGAGCCTGATGCTGACGGCTTCCGCCGCTACCATATCGTGCCGTCGGGCTTCGGGGCTTCGAGTGCTGCAGCTTCGGTGAACTCGGAGTATGGCGGCGACTCGTGCGAGGTGTTCGACGACGAGGATGTGCCGGGGGCGCAGGGCGTCCGCGACATCAAGGTGGGTGGCCGTGCATACAAATATGTGCAATGGGGCGGCGACGACCAGCTGCCCTACCGTGTGCGCAAAGAGATTATGAGCAATATGGTGACTGCCCAGTGCCAGCAGTTCAACGTCACTTCGTGCTACGGCCAGGGTCTGCGCTTCGTTGACCGCAAGACCAAGAGTGATGTCAGCGACAAGGAGATTCTCGACTTCTGCCTGCGCAACTCGCTGCAGGAGGTGTTCCTGGAGCAGGCTACGGACATGAAGTTCTACTCGTTCTCGGTGACTGTGATAATCCTCTCGCGCGACGGCAGCAGGATTGTGAAGGTGCGCAACAAGGATGCAGCTTACTGCCGCTTTGAGTATGGTGGTAACACGCCGTCGGGCAATGCCGAGCATGTTTTCTACGGCGACTGGCGGCTGGGCTTCTTCAACGAGCAGAACATAGAGTGCATAGAGCTGCTTGACTACTGGGACCCTCTGGGCGACCTGCGTGTGCGCATGGGGCTGGAGCCTGACCCTGCTACGGGGCTGAAGCTGAAGCCGACGAAGCAGCGCAAGTTTGCTATCGTGAGCCGTATGGCGACTCCTGGCTGCCAGGTGTACCCCCTGCCCTACTACTCGTCTATATTCAGAGATGCGTGGTTTGACATATACCGTCTGATAGGCATCGGCAAGCGCTACATGATAAAGAACACGTCGGCTCCGAGGGTGCAGATAGAGGTGCACGACGACTACTGGGACAATGTGTGTGACAACGAGTGCATTAGCGACGAGCGCAAGCGCCGTGAGCGTAAGGAGCAGGAGAAGCAGAACATCATAGACTTCGTGACGGGCATTGAGAATGCGGGCAAGGCTATGATAAGCGGCTACTACGTAGACCCTAACGGCAAGGAGAACCGCATGGTGCGCATAGTGCCCCTGAACGATGCCGGCAAGAAGGAGGGCGGCAACTGGAGCGACGACATGAGCGAGGCTTCAAACGCTCTGTGCTTTGCGCACGGGGTGCATCCTAACCTTGTGGGGGCTACTCCTGGCAAGAGCCAGATGAACAACTCGGGCAGCGACAAGCGCGAGCTCTTCACGCTGAAGCAGGCTCTGGAGAAGCCTTGGCACGACGTCATGTGCAAGCCATACCATGTGATTCTGCACTACAACGAGTGGAATGAGCGGGCTACGGTAGACGTGCCGATGCTGATGCTGACTACGCTCGACGAGAACAAGGATGCAAAGAAGGTGTCGGGCGATGCCAACGCCAACACTTAACACTTAACACTTAACACTTAACACTTAACACTTAACTCTATGGACATAGTAATTGAGAAACAAGACTTTGAGTGGTCGCTGCCGGTGGGCATGAGCGCTCATAACGAGGTGTATGAGTCGGTGAAGCCTGCTATCGATACGGCGCTCGACAATTACTGCATCTCACTGCTTGGCGATGTTGGCATTCAGCAGGTTATGGCTGCTGAGGAGGGCACTGCCTTAAAGCGTTACTTTAAGATGATGGTGTGCATTGACGGCTTTCTCTCGGTGCTGCGCCAGCTGGACCTGGTGCTTACGCCTACGGGCTTCGGCATAGTGAGCAACGACACGGTGTCGCCAGCGAGCAAGCAGCGTGTCGACGGGCTTGAGGCACAGCTGCGCACGGCTCTGTGCCGGGCGCGTGCCATGACGGTGCATCTGCTGCGCTCGCCAGAGTGGGGCTGCACGGCGAAGGCTGTGCGTGCGATACGCTACACTTATACCGATCATTACTTCTTCTTTGCGTCGGCGAGCTCGGGGGCTTACTCATATAAGGACTGGCAGAATATGCAGCCGGTTATCCAGCGCACAGACGAGCTGCTGCGTGTGCGCTTCGGCGACGAGCAGACAGACGACTTGCTGGACGCTTACCGTCGTGACGACCACGACCGGCTGACGGCTTATACGACTGCGCTGCAGCTGACGTGCGACTTGACAGACCGTGCTGCTGCGAGCAGCGAGGACGTGCGGGGCACGGCTCTGTGGCGCCGTATGGAGCGTGAGCTGGAGGGCAACAGCGAGGTGTATGCGCTGTATCACGGGAGCGATGCGTACAAGGCTGCTCACGTGGAGACGTTCGGCAACAAGAAGGAGTCGACGGCTTTTCTCTTTAACGGCTAACTCAAAATTCAAAACTCAAAACTCAAAATTATGAACTTATGCTGTCCTACTTCGTGGCGTGAGCTGACTCAGGAGCAGCTGCGCTACGTGCTGTTCCTGCTGGCTACTTTCGCCGACCCGGTGGTTGTAAAAACCTACATGTTTATCAGATTTGCGGGTATATATTTAATCGAGAAAAACCGCTGGGGGTGGAAGTGCTCGAAGGGCGGGAGGGTGTTTTACCTGAAGCCGTGGCAGATACATTCATTCATAGGGCAGCTGCAGTTTGTTGACAGCTTGGAGACGATGGACAATCGGTTGGAGGTTGTGCAGGGTCTTAAGGCTGTCAACGCTCTGCTTCAAGAGGATGCTGAGACGGGGCGTATCGTGAGCTTCCATGAATATCTATGCATGGAGCAGAGATATCAGCGGTTCTTGATGAACCGTGACGAGGACCAGATTGACATTCTCGCCTCGTTTCTGTACCGACGGGCTGACGGCTCGCGCCCTGCGGAGCTGACGCTGACTGCTGCTGAGCGGGTGGGTGTGCTGGCGTGGTTCGGGCACGTGAAATATGTCATGTCCTACGCTTTCCCTCACCTGTTCAGGAAGTCAAAAGGCGACGATGACACGTCGGACCTCTCGGTGATAGAGAGCATCAACGTACAGCTGCGTGCTCTGACCGACGGCGACGTGACGAAGGAGGCTGCTGTGAAGGCTGTAGACTGCTGGCGCGCCCTGACCGAACTCGACGCTAAGGCGAAGCAGGCAGAAGAGTTCCGGCGCAAGTATCCCAACACTTAACATTCAACGCCTAACACTTAACATTCAACACTCAACATTCCACACTCAACATTCCACATTATGAAAGACCTCTTTCCTGCTCTCGAATACTTCACTCAGCTGGCTGCTGACAACCGCCTCGCTTCTGAGCAAGGCTTCTATCCGTGCCTCTGCTCCGGCCCTGACTCCATAGACGGGGTTATACGGGGCTTCAAGAAGCATCGTAACTTCATCATGGTTGACGACACGACCTCGCAGCAGACCTTCAGCAATGGGGTCGGCTTCTTCCGTCGTGACGTTTACACGGTGTTCATACTCGCCGGCTATCGTGCTGATGACATGATAGACCGCGAGACTAAACTCAATATGTGCCGCACTCTGTTCCGGCAGTTCCACTCCCGACTGCTTCACGATCGCGACGAACTGGGCGATGAGCGCCTGACGTTCCTCGACCTGCACAACGTCTACTCTAACGAATTGCCCCGATATTCTTACAACGGCGTGACGGGGCTATACTTCATGATACGCAACGAGCAACCTATTGATATCAGTTATGACAGAGCGGAGTGGGTTAAATAACATGTCGGAGGCCGAGCACTCGAAATGGGTGCAGGGGTGGAGCGACTTTATGGTGAAGATGTGGCAGGAGAAGATGCTGCAGTTCGCTCCGCCGGTCTACGATACGGGTGCTCTCTCGCGTTCGGTGCAGGGCGTGGTGCATCCGGGTCCGGTGACTACCATTGAGCACCGTTTCCTTGAGTATGGCATATACGTGGCTCGTGGCGTGGGCAATGGCTACAGCCGTGGCAACGGTGGCGACTTGAAGTTTCTGAAGGACTGGAAGACTAACCCTCACCACCGACAGAAACGTGACTGGTTCAGTAAAAAATATATGTACTCCTTACACCGTCTAAATGAGTTCGAGGCTGCCTATTACGGGCAGACTTACCAGGGACTGGTGTCGTCGTTCTTGTGGCAGCTCTTCGGGGGCGGTCAAAATACGATTGACAGGAGTGTTTCGCAATTATAAAATGATATGGCAAAAGACAAGGATGTTATAATAAAGGAGCTTGAGGGCATACGCGACGAGCGTCGCACTCATGCCAACACGGCTCAGCGCATTGGCAGTGCTATGCTGTCGCTGCTGGGGTGTGTGGAGAATGTCGGTGGCAACTTTCTGAGTAAGGACAAGGAGGATACGGCGCAGAAGCTGATTCGCTTTATGGAGGGTTTGAAGCTGGGCGACGGCGACATGGGGCTTGACGCTAAGGGCGGGGCTGTGCTGAGCAACGTGACGGTAGACCGTGTGCATGACGCCCGGTCTACGCCGGCTGAGAGAGTGATCGTTGGGGCGCAGGGCTTCGACCTGTATATTGGCGAGGATGGCAAGAGCCACCTGTTCGTTGACTATCTTGTGACTCGCATCAAGGCGTTTTTTGCGCAGCTGGAGGTGCGCAAGGTGTCGTACTCGGGGGGCACGACCATCTTCTCGAACGCCGGCTCGACAATTGCGAAGGTGACTTATGTGTTTGACGCTGCGGGCAAGAGGGTTGTGGCGTATAAGTGTTATGCTCTGGCTGATGACGGCACTACGAGGACTATGAACTGGTGGCATGTGGGCATGATGGCGCTGTGCCAGACGTTCAACGTGAAGGCTGTCGAGTCGGAGAGTCTGCAGAACCGCTACTACTGGCGCATGGTGATTGGTGTGGGTCAGGAGGTGCTTGAGGACTCGAAGCTGTATGACTATGTGATTCTGTCGAACGTGCGGGAGTTTGTGGGCGGCGAGGCTATGCTGCCGAACCGTGGTGTGCGTGTGCTGGCTGACGAGACGGGCAGGGTGCTGCGCTGGGGCGGTGTGGCTGTGGCTACGGCGTATGACGGCGAGCTGGTGTCGATGGCTGAGCTGTTTGCAAAGCAGGAGAAGGGCAGGACTACTGACGACGGGGACAACGTGATTGCGCAGAGGGTGTTCTACGGTTATGAGGCGGTGAACGGCGGCGAGCCGGATGCTCCTGCGGAGGGTGACGTGATTGTGCAGGTGGGCGACCAAATAAGATGGAAGAGTCACGGCAATGTGATAAAACTGTCGACTTCGACTGAGGATAATGCTACGGACTCGGCTCCTGCTATCACGATGTATCACCAGATTGGCGCGCTGTGGGAGACTGACGCTAAGGACAGCGCGGGGGAGCCGGTCAGGAATCCGTACCAGTGGAAGGAGGTGACGTGTGTGATATCGGCGGAGCTGGTGCTGATGAATGCTGCTAGGTTCAAATTGTTTACGGGCAGTCCGGAGAACATTATTGAGCCTTATGTGGTGATGTACAGTATCGTGCCGAGCAGCTCGTGCATTGTGAGGCATACGGCTACACGGTCGACGACTCCGGAGGTTATCGAGGCTGAGACGGTGAAGCGTGTGGGCAATACGACAGAGCTGCTGAGCAGCAGCGACGTGAAATATATGGCTGACGTGGTGTGGCAGGACGGCAACGGTGTGGAGACTATGGCTCTGACTGATGTGCACACGAGGGGTCTGTACAACGTGAAGTCGCTGAAGATTAAGGCTTATATGCTCAAGGATGCGGAGAAGATGCTGGCGGAGTGTGACATTGCTGTGGTTACTGACGGTGAGCAGGGCGAGGATGGCAAGCCCGGAACGGACGGCAAGCCTGGTGCTGATGGTGCTGACGGCTGGGACGGCAAGGATGCTGCCGTGGTGGTGATTAATCCGTCGGTGCTGACGGTGGACACGGTGAAGGACGGTAGCGGCAACCCTCGTGTTGACTGCTCGGGCGAGAAGGTGAAGGCTGAGGTGAGGATTGAGCGTGAGGGTGTGTCTATAGTAAACGAGTGTGACGGCTACGAGGTGGTTGACATGATGGGCTGCACGGCGCATATCGCTGACGGGGGCACGTCGAGGATGCGCATCGTGGTTGACTCGATCGTGCGCGACGAGTATATGGTGGGCAGCACTAAGCGGTATATTCCCCGCACTACGGCTACGGCTACGGTGAGGATTCATTGTGCTACGAACAACAGCTATTACTATGCTACGCTGACGGTGAATGTGAATGTGTCGGCGGTGTGGAGCGAACTGACTATCACGTCGGAGAAGCTGTCGTCGAAATATTCGGAGATTAGCAACAGTGTCGAAGGCATGAAAGGCGAATTGAAGCAGTATGACTCGAAGATTGAGCAGACGGCACGTAATATTGCGCTGAAGGTGTCGCAGACGGCTGTGGGCAGGAAGAATCTGCTGGTGGGGAGTGCGCTGAAAAGGCAGGGTGAAGGAGTGTTTCTCGTTGGTGATTCCTTTATTTCTATACTTGAACAATATAACGGAGTTAATTCGTGTTGTTGTTCAAAAAAAGGTTTCACCGGCCTAAAATGGTGTTATAATACGTATGTAGGCGGTCGTAATATTAAAGTCGAAAAGGGTAAGAAATACCATTTTTCCTTGATGGCAAAAGCGACGACACCCATTACTGTGACATTAGAGGCGGTTTGGACAAAGAATGCTACAAGTGTCGATTCGGCAGAAGGATATAAAGGGCCTAATGGAAGTGGCTTTGTGGCGCAGAAAACGGTGGGAACACAATGGGAACGTATTGAAGGAGTTATAACAGTGCAACCTGATGCTCCTTATGAATACATACAGGTAGACATACTTACAAATCTTGATAAAGATGGCGCATTTTACCTCAGCCAGCCTATGCTCGTCGAGGGCGATGAATATGTGGGCTGGTCGCTGTCGGAGGAGGATGCTGAGTATATCGGGGGCAATCTGCTGGATAATACTGATACGCTGCAAACGGGTGGTAACTTGGTGGTAGCAAATGGCAATCTATATACTGATGCGAACTCATATAAAGGCTTCCCGACAAGGCGGATAAATCTTCTGAATGCTTCTGACAATAACAGAGTTGTATTGCAATGGGATTTGGAAAGTGGCGATGTGGTAAAACAAGGTCAAGATTATATGCTTTCGTTTTGGGCTAAGGGTAAAGGCGTGTTTGACCTATTATTCTATAAAGATGGCAATCAGAACATATTTGTTGAGAAGAGTAATGATTATGGAGGTAACACCTCGACTGATACGTATGGTACCGCGACGATAAAGTTCAAAGATGATTACTCTTGGCAACAATACTGGGTACACTGGAGAGTGATGGGCAGCAATCTGCCTAAATATGTGTTGATACGCTGCCTGAAAGGCACTGACCTATATGTCTCTCAGCCTAAGCTGGAGTATGGCGCTACGGTGACTGAGTATCGTGCGACTAAGACTGACTACATTGAGGACAAGAGTGTGGCGGGCAAGCTGCTTGACACGGGTATTGACCTTGTGCATCGTAAAATCACCATGACGGCTGACACTGCTGAGTTTCGCGCGAATAACGGCAAGACGATGGCGGTGTTTACCGCTGACGGCCTAAATACGTCGCTTGTCAAAGCCGAGCGGCTTGAAACGGAGGGCGCAGAAGCGGCTGTGAAAATCGAGGGCGGCATGATTGCGGTGCTCGGTCGTGCCGGTGTGCCTAACATCAAGTTCGGTGTAAATAGCGACGGATATGCTGTGATGCAATATTTTGACAACGCCGGCAATATGCTGTATGACTTAGGCCCTGCGGGTCTGGCGAAAATAAAGACACAAGCAGCTTCAATGACCTTTACGGAATGGATAGATGTGAGGGGAGCTAATTTGGCAGCACCGTATATTAAGAAAAAGACGTATACAAGCAGTAAAGGCACATATAGTCTTGATTTTAATGTCGCGAGCTCGGAAGCAAATGACAGATTGCTGTTCGGTAAATATGCTCAACCCGGTACGTTGGTGTCAAAGAATTTGGGCTTTACACAATTGACGCATCTGTATCTGTACAGTGCTCCACGTGTTGATGGCGCAATTGTTTTGGATGATGACTCACGTAGAGGTCTTGGTAATTTGGATTTGACAAAAGCTGCAGACGGTGTCTATTTTACAAAGGAGTGGCCTCTTGCTGAGAATGGCAAACTTACAAATGTTGCTACTGGTCCGTATATACCTGCTGATGCTAAAATCAAGGATAATATGCAAAGTAATATCTTGCTGCTTGAGGGTACAGAGGTAATGATGATGCCACGCTGCTACTTCAGCGGCTGGATGAAGCAGGATAAGCTGACCGCGTACTTGAAGCCGGTCATTACAAGACTTGAAATATTCAGTTGGCAGGAAATGCAGATTAGTGCAAATAGCGGTTTGACGCCACCTATACAGCAGTAGACATAAGATTAAAAAAACATTGAGATATGACAGATTATGAAATTGTAGACGTTACGAAGCTTCAGAAGGCTGAGGGCGTAAAAGATGGTGACACGCTGCTGCTGATACGCCAGCAGGGCGACGGCACGAGTATATGTATGCGCACTGACGGCGCACAGTTTAAAGGCACTGATGCCTATGACGTGGCGAAGGCTAACGGCTTCAGCGGCACGCGCGAGGAGTGGGCGCAGCAGGTGGCGAGGATTAATGAGGTGTCGGCGGCGATAGAGAACGCTAACGACACCGCCAGCCATCCGACGAAAATCGGTGCTGATAACTATGTGTATGAGTGGGATAAGGCGACAAAGGCTTACCAGAAGACTGACATCCTCGTGAAGGGCGACAAGGGCGAGAGAGGTGCTACGGGCGCACAAGGAGAGCAAGGCCCACAGGGCGCGAAGGGTGAGACGGGTGCCAGGGGTGCACAAGGCGCAACCGGCCCGCAGGGCGCGCAAGGACCTCAGGGCGAGAGGGGCGAGAAGGGCAAATCGCCGATCATCAAGAATGCGTCGTGGTGGATATGGGATGAGCAGAGCGGGGCATACAAGGACAGCGGCATGTCGGTGTCGTCGCAGTATACGCTGACGAAGGAAGGCATAGAGAGTGTGCTGACGGGTGATGTCAGCTCGCACTCGCATAGCGCTTATGCTCTGACTACGCACACGCATAGCGAGTATGCAGCTGTAAATCATACGCATGACAATTACTACACTAAGGCAGAGGTTGACGGCAAAGGGTATCTGACATCAAGTTCGCTGGACGGTTATGTGAATGAAGTCCAAAGCTTGACTATGACTGATAGCGATAATATGGGCGTTTCGGACATGCTAATATCTGGTAATATACTTAAAGTATTTCGGGATCGATTTGTAAAACAGAAAACGCTGCTTGATTATGTAAGGACAGAAAATCTGGGCACTGCTATTGACGAGTATGCGAAAAGAAAAGAGTATCTTACAAAGGAGGATTTGAAGGAGACCGTCATCATCAAGCTGGTGTCAGAAAAATCGGAGGCGGATGCTAACTTGAATGGGGCAAAAGTTACTGTGAAGAGTGGTGACACAACGGTGAACACACTGACTTGGCAGGGTACTCCTATAAACGTTAAGGTGCCATGTGATAAGGATGTGACGATAGAAGCTGCTACTGTAAAGATGTATATGAAGCCAAAGGTGTTGAAGTATGTGCCTTCACCGCTGTATAACAGAGAAGTGACATTTACGTATAAGGCTTTGGAGACTGGCTCGTTCATAATTGATAAAAACGACAATCTTTATGGATCACCTGCTGAGTGTGAAGAGGCTGGCTTATCTAAAACCGATATGATAGGTGTACTGCTCGTAACAAATAATGTGGCTATTGTAATAGCACCTAAAATCATATCTAATCTAATATGGAGTAATGAGGGAAATCTTATTGAGGGATGTGCGACTTTTCCAAATTATCTCGACGCATTAAAAGACTTTGCTGGAGCAGCAAATACAGCAGCTATTATAGGAGCAGATAGTAACTCCTATATTGCAGCCAGACTTTGTAGCAATTACGTTTTTAAAAACGGGAAAAAAGGCTACCTCATGTCGGTAGGTGAAGCCAAAGAAATAGCGGAAAACTTCTACTGGTTAGGTCAAAAGTTGACATATATTAATGGCATTGATGCACCATCCGAAAGTGGTAAATATTGGACTTCTACGCAGATGAATGCTAATAGCGCATGGGGGTTCTCTATGAACAGAACCTCTCCTTCTGAAGTTAATAAAACCGTGCAAACAAACGCTTTTGCCATCTATTCATTATACGATTAAAAACAAATAAATTATGATAAAATCATTTGGAAAAACCGCTGATATGAGAGCAAGTGACGTATTGATTGAGAAGATTAAGCAGATGGAGGGGTATCGGGCTAAGGCTTACAAGTGTGCGGCGGGTCGATGGACGTGTGGGTACGGTCATACTAAGGGTGTGACGGCTCGCACGGTGTGCGACAAGGCTAAGGCGGAGGTGTGGCTGAGGGCTGACCTTGAGCCGATTGAAGTGTTTCTGTCAGGCATACCAGAGATTTGCAAGACGCAGGGGCGATTTGATGCTTGTGCCGACTTTTGTTTCAACGTCGGCATAGGCAATTTCAAAAGCTCCACTCTGTTTAAAATGGTTCGTCGCAACGCTGCCACCGCTGATATCCAGCGTGAGTTCTTGAAGTGGGTATATGCAGGAGGTGTGCCACTCAGCGGCCTGTTGAAAAGACGTAAGTGGGAGGCATCCCGCTTCGCGGAGTTTTGAATTTTGAGTTTTGAGTTTTGAGTTAGGAATTGTCGGGTGTGCCGTTTTTTACAATCGATGCGTTATCGGTATCTTTGCTCATATTTTCAATGTTTAATGCTTAAAAGTTTGTATTATGATAGATAACATCCGTCATATGCTCGTGGGCATCACAATTGCCGTCTGGGCATTCCTCAAGCCAATCGAGGGCGACCTGCTCTCGCTGATAATAGTGTTCTTCCTGAACTTCTTCTTCGGCTACCTGTCGGGGCTGATAGCCAACCGCGAAGACTTCGAGTTGAAGAAGGCGCTGCGCTGCATTGCAGAGGCAACTATCTTCTTCGTGCTGTGCTGTGCAATCTACACGATAGGCAATCTGAAGCACCAGCCCGAGGGTGCTCTGCAGTGCGTGAGCTTCGTCACTTATGTGGTGCTGTGGTTCTACACGCTCAACATTCTCAAAAACCTCAAAAAGATGTTCAAGCGTGACACTACGCCCTGGCTTATCGTGTCGTTCCTATACTACATTCTGCGCTTCAAGTTCATCGAGCGCATTCCCGGCTTGACAGAGTATCTGTCTGTTGGGCGTGACTAACTATGTATATTGCGTATGAGATATTTCCGTATCTTCTTCGGCATCCTTGCATTGATGTGCCTTGCAGGGTGCTCAACGTGCAAGCCGGTGGTTGTAGAGCGTGTGGTCAATAAGACTGACTCGCTCTACAACGCCAGCCAGCGTGTAGATACCTTCCGCATACACGACTCTGTGTATGTGGAGACTTACACCATGGGCGACACTGTGTACAAGACACGTGTAGATCTCGGTGGTCGCCGTATCATTAAAAAAAAAACAGACACTGTCTACAAAACAGAGGTGCGCTGTGATTCAGTGCAGGTTCCGGTGCCGTTCAAGTACAAAACTTCGTTGCGGGGTGGGCTTAATGACTTTTGGGTTAACATCATTATTATAGTGGTTTTCCTACTGCTTTGGTTTGGCATCGGAGCCTTTGTGCGCAGAAAATTTACATAAAGTTGACGATGGGCTTTGCCACCTCGAATACTTTTCGTATATTTGTGGTGTAATAATCAAATCGTCTGCTATTATGGAACTTTTTGGACTTTTAATAATTTGGGTCATCACTGTTATTCTTGTCGCATTGGGTCAACCAAAAAACAAGTAACTATTATGGTATTTTATTTGGAAAAATAAAAGTGCTACTTTTGGTCTCATCAACCATTAGTAGCATTTTTTTATGGCAACAACCCAACAATTCGAAACAGTCGTCAAGCTCAATACGCAGCAAGCTAAAAATGAGATTGAAGCGCTGCAGAAAAAGATAGACGACCTTAAAAAGAAAAAAGAAGAGGCTCTCAAGAGTCCAGACTCGACTGTCCAGGATATTAATAAATTCGATAAACAGATTAAAAATGCCGAAGCTGGCCTTAAGTCTTATCAATCTAACGTCGCGAAGACTATCGAGACGGTCAGTAATCTTTCAAAGGCTTCGCTCGGCGAGGTTGAGCGCGCTCAACGTGCACTCAAAAAACAAGCTAAAGCAGCTGCATCGCCAGAAGAGTACAAACAGATACAAGAACGTATCGCACAATGTACAGTCCGTATCGATGAGCTGAAGCGTTCCAGCTCTGCTACAATGGCGCAATATAACCGCGATATTGCTGCTGCACAACAGCGTGCTGCCGAGTGGGCCGAGGAGAATAAGCTTATTGACACTACACTCAGAAATATCAGCGGTTCTTCTTTGCGTCAGCTCGAAACCTCACTACGACTAGTTAACGAGCAACTTAAAGATACCGACCGTAACTCTGAGGCTTACAGAGATTTGGCTAATAAGGCTAAACTCTTGAAAAAAGAAATCGCTGCTATCAACCAGGAGCAGGAGATGTCAAAGGGCAAATGGCAGCGCTTTACCGACTTTTTCAACGTTAACTGGGGGGCTATTACTCAAGGTATTGCTGCTGTCACTGGTTTGTCATTGACCATCCGCAAATGCACCAATGAGTATGCAGCTATGAATCAGGAGATGTATAACGTCACCAAATACACGGGGCAGACCATCGAGGAGGTGGAGGCGATGAATGAGAGCTTCAAGCGTCTCAATACCCGTACTGCACGCGAAGACCTTAACAAGCTCGCTCAAGATGCCGGTCGTCTCGGTATTACCAACCGAGAAAAGATCGAAGAGTTTGTCGACGGTGCTGACAAAATAAACATTGCTCTTGGCGACGATCTTGGCGACGGCGCTGTAGCCAAAATCGGCAAGCTCGCACAGATGTTCGGCGAAGACAAGACAAAGGGTCTGCGTGGTGCTATGCTCGCCACGGGTTCTGCTGTCAACGAGCTCGCACAGTCTTCGTCGGCCAGTGCTGGCTATATCGTTGACTTTACTGCTGACTTGTCGGGCGTGGGCTATCAAGCTGGTATGACGCAGGCTCAGATTATGGGTCTGGCTTCAACGCTCGACCAGAATATGCAAGAGGAGGCGACCTCTTCTACTGTGTTCTCGCAGCTCATCACTAAGATGTTTCAAGACCCGATGAAGTTTGCAAAGCTTGCCAACATCGAGGTGAGCAAGTTTACGAATATGCTTAAGACTGATGCTAACGGTGCGCTTCTTGAGTTTTTGCAGGCTATGTCAAACCGCGGTGGCTTCGACCAACTGGCTCCTATGTTCTCGCAAATGGGTCTCGAAGGCACTCGTGCTGTAGGCGTTCTGTCTGCTGTCGCTTCGCATCTTGACCAGGTGCGCGAAGCTCAGGCTATCGCTTCGCAGTCGTACAAAGAGGGCACGAGTGTGCTTAATGAGTTCAACGTGCAAAATGATACCGTGCAGGCTGAGCTTGACAAAGCAAAAAAGCGTTTTTCTGACCTCTGCATCGAACTCGGTGAAAAACTGATGCCTATTGCTAAATACTCCATATCGCTCACTTCGCTCAGCGTCAAGACTCTTTACTATCTGACCGAGTTAGTGGCTAAACATATCGGCGTTCTGACGGTTCTTGCTACGTCAATACTCTTCTACAACGGTGTTCTCTCTGTCTCTATCATCAAAGAGAAGGCTCTGTTGGTGGTGCGCAAAACAGCTATGGCGCTCGACTATGCCTATGCGGCGACTACTAACCTACTACGCGCAGCTCTCGTTGCAATTCAGGCGACTTGGGCGCTTCTGACCAAAGGTGTGCAAGGCTATATCGTAGTCATGCGTGCAGCGCGAATAGCAAGCCTTACCAATCCTTGGACTGCGCTCGCTACTGTACTGACTACCGTTGGCGTAGCTGTATATTATGCTATAAAGGCTTGGCAAGGGCACCGTAAGGCTCTGCACGACAACCTTCAAAGCGTCAAAGAGGCTAATGCTGTGCAGAAGCAACAGCAAGAGCTCAGCAAAAAAGTTGCTGATAGCTATACCGACGAGAAGCTACGCATCCAACAGCTTACAAAGATTATACGCTCTAATGCCTACTCTATAGCTGAGCGTCGTAGTGCTATCGCTGAACTTCAGAAGATAGTGCCGAAATATCATGCATCCATATCAAAAGAGGGCGCACTCTTTAATGATAATAGCAAGGCTATCAAAGATTATATTGACAATCTCGACCGAGCTGCCATGGCAGAGGCTATCTACGAGAAAAAGAAGGAGATAGCCAAGAAACGCCTCGACCTCAAATCTAAGGAAGGGCGCATCAAAGGGTCTATCAAGGCTGTCAATGCTGAGATAGAGAGCCACCCTAATGTCTACAAACATGGCGAATATCGCTCCGGCAGCCGTACTACGCATTGGTCAAGCTATGCGTATCAGCAGAAGATGCAGGAGCGTGGCATTCACGAGGGTAGACTTAGCAACAATCAGAGCGAACAGCGTATTCTCGATGCTCAAGACCGAGCGCTCGATGCTTTATTGCGTGCTGACAAACACCTAAGCAAGGCTGTTACAGACTTGACTATAAAGGGCAATAATCAGGGCGTTAACGGCAGCGGTTCTGTGTCATCAGCCGGTGGTACTGGCGTTGACACGGGTGGTTCCGGTAGCAGTTCGGGTAAAAAAGATACGAAAAAAGAAAAGTATGAGAAGGAGGCTGCAGATCTTAAAGCTCACCTCGAAGATGAGCAGCTCATCCTCAAAACGCAGCTTTATAATCGTCAGATTACCGAGGATGAGTACAATAAGCAGATGTATGAGAAAAAGCAGGCTTATTACGTCGGTCTTGTTAATCTGCAGACTAAGTACAGCCAAGACACTACCAGTACTCAACAGTCGATGGTAGACGCTGCCATCTCAGAGGCTCAACGTCTTGTATCGGTCAATGAGCGCCAAATGCGTGAGGGCCTCGATGCTCAGACTCGCGCATTTAACTCCGAACAGCTATCATTAATACAACAACGTGCTCAAGGTCTTATAACCGAAGAGGAGTATAATGAAAAAATGAAACAGGCCGAGGTGCAGTATCATCGCGACCGCCTCTCTATTATTCAGGAATTCGGGGGCGACGAGTACGCTGAGCGCAAATGGCTCCTCGATAGAGAACTCGAGGAGATGAAGAGTAATGAACAGCAGAAAAAAGATGCACATGAAAGGTATGAGGAGGAGATGACAGAAATCTCTCGCCAGAAGGCCGAAGCTCGTAGAGCCATTATGCAGCAAGCTTTTGATAGCGTTAATCAAATGCTGTCTGGTGCTTTATCATATTCTAATGCGTGCGCTGATGCTGAGACGGCGAAGATTAATGCTGCGTACGATAAGCAGATTGAAGCTGCTGGCAATAATTCTGCTCGCCGTAAAGCTATCGAGGAGAAGCGTGACAAGGAGCTGGCTGCTGCCAAGAAAAAAGCCAATAAACGTGCTATGGTAATACAAATAGCGCAGGCTACTGCGCAAACAGCGCAGGCTGCTATCAATGCATATAGTTCTGCAGCTGCTGTGCCTATTGTCGGCCATATCCTCGCTCCTATCGCTGCCGCTACTGCTGTGGCAGCTGGCATGTTGCAGATTGCCACCATCAAAAAGCAACAGCAGGCTCAGGCTGCCGGCTATTATGAGGGTGGCTTCACTGGCGGTTCACGCTATCGCCGTGAGGCTGGTGTGGTGCATGAGGGCGAGTTCGTGGCTAACCACAATGCGGTCAATAACCCAAGCATCCTGCCTGCTCTACGTCTCATCGACGAGGCACAGCGCAACAATACGGTGTCGTCGCTTACAGCTGCCGACATCTCGCGTTCAGTCGGGCAAGGTGGGGCTACCGTGGTGTCTGCTCCTTCGGTTGTGGTAAACACTGACAACTCTGATATTAAGGCTGCGCTCGATGATACCCGCAACACTATCGGTGCGCTCTCAGCTCAGATAGCCGAGGGCATCGAGGCTAAGGTCTACATCGATGGTCCGCACGGTGTGGCCAAGAACCTCGATAACTTCAAGAAGATGCAGGCCCGCACCTAATTCAACACTCAAAATTCAAAAATTCAACATCGGCTCCGCCGACAATTCAAAATTCAAAACTCAAAACTCCAAACTAAACAATGATACATTGCACTATCAACGGCCAGGCCGCATATCCTTCTGCGTCTGACAAAATTAAGGTAACTTATGCCAACCAATACATCGAAGACTCGGGTTCTTATACCTACGACATCTCGTTCCCTATGTCGATACACGCCAATCAGGTGCTGTTCGCCAACATACACCGCTTTGACGTGCATAAGCGCTCGAAGTCGTTCGACGACTGCAAGTTTTACGCCGACAACCGTCTCTTTATCAGTGGCAAGGGCGCGATTACAAGCGTGTCTGATACCACCGTCAAGATGCAGATTGTCGGTGGCAAGTCGCGCATCAAGTATAACTCGAAGTTTGAGAACCACTTCGTCGACAAGGTTCCTTTTCCTAAGGTCTACATTACTCATGGCATCGACAAGGCCAAATACCAGGGCTTTGGCTTGACGAGCATCGATGCTGAGCGTTACAAGAAGCTCATAATGGTTGACCTCTCTACAGATTTCCGTGTAGGCCAACCTGGCGTGGCTCTGTTCTACCCCATCTACGACGAGACTAACGACCAGGTGTCAAATTATATCAGACACGTCAATGTCAACAAGCTCGTGGTTGATGGCGTGCATTATCCGCACGGCCACATGGTTCAGATGCAGAACCTCGCCGTGCAGCCTAATCTCATATATGTGCTTAAGGGTGTCCTTGAGTCTGAGGGCTACAAGATTGTGCGCAACGACTTCGATGCTGCTCCTTATACACACATATATATAGCTTCTGCAAGGCGCACGGCCAAGATCAACGAGGCGCTGCCTCATTGGTCGGTGTACACCTTCATCGAGGAGTTTCGCAAGCGGTTCAATGCTACATTCGTGTTCGACGATCTTGTAAAGGAGGTGAGCATAATTTCTACCAATGAACTCACAAGCAACAATGCCGTGGCATACGAGTGTCTGGGCGAATACTCGGCAGAGTTCGACGAGGACGGGCTTGAGAACCTTGCCACGTCAAACGTTGAGTACTCGTTTGACAGCTCTGGCAATAGAGACTGGCGCGAGTCCATTCCGCTCTCGGTTCTGAAGCAATACCCTATTAAGGAGTTTGACAGCGAAGAGAATATGAATTCTGCAGCTATGGCCATGTCTACCCGTGAGCGTCGCAGCACAATATTCAAGTTTGGCTTGTCGTATTTCATTTGGGCTTTGTTGCCAAAAGACGGCAACCCGGAGAATACTGAACTGACAGAGCAGCGCACTGTGTGCGGTATGTTCAACCCTATACTGCGCGACGCTGAGAGTGACAATGCGATAGGTATCAAGATGATACCGGTGGCTATGCATCAGCGCAGACGACGCGCTGGCATAGATGTTTCTCTGCCTATAACTCCAGACTTGATGCCTAACAGCTATGTCGTCATGCCCTCAACCGCTAATGAGGGTGACTCTTTGCTCGACGGTATGAGCGAAGATGAAGACGGCGACTACTATCTGTCGGTGCAAGATGCCATGCAGGGCACAGAAGACAATACAAGCGAGGAGACCGCTGACGAACCGATGCGACTCATGCTCTCCGACAACGCCGTGCGCGACCTTGATAAAAATATTACTACGACGTTCCCTGCAAGCGGCAGCATGTCGCTCTACCCTATCGCTTATACTGACTTCCGAGAATTCAGTAAATGGGCTGGCGAGCGATTCTCATTGTCGCTCGAAGCTACAGAACTATCGGTTAGTGGTTTGAAAAAAAATAATGGCATAAAGGTTGACATCGATGCGCACAACCTTTACACCATTAAGTTCATTGCTGATGATATTCCCGACCCTTCCAATATCTACATCTTCAACAACCGTCGGTTCGTGTGTCAGAAGATAGAGATGGAGGTGACGGGTGAGGGGCTCGACCGCGTGAAGACTGGTTACTTCTACGCTATACTATAGGTCTCCGACGAAGTGCTTCGTCTCTTCGTGCACCACTTTCGGTCGCTTCAGATACTTGTTCGTTACTGATATGTCAGAGTGGCGTGCCTGGTCTCTCGCTACCACGATGCCCTGGGCGTTGGCGAGGTCTCTGATTCCGGAGTCCTTGAGTGAGTAAAATTGATAAGATGCCGGAAAGTTCAGCGCTTTCCGCATCTTATTCCATTCCTGCCGGAACCGGTTCACATATATCTGCTGCGGTCCGGGTGTCATGTTGGCTCCGAATAGGTAGTCCTGCGATGGGTAGTCGAAGACGTGCTGCTCGATCATCAGCTTCAGCACTGTGTCGTTGAGCGCTACGACCTGCCCCTTGCGGTTCTTGGCCACACTCTCCGATATGTACACGCTTTGCTCCTTTATTGATATATCACCTATCTTAATATAGCGTAGCTCGTCTGGTCGTATGAAGGTGTAGTACTCCATCATACACGCTAAGTAAAATGAGGGGTTGTTCTGTTGCGTCCACTCCCTCACCTTGCGCAGGTCTTTTGCCTCAAGCGGTGAGCGCAGCTTCTCGTCTTCGCGCAGCATGTGTATGCTCTCGATGGGGTTGCTGTCGATATACTTACGCTCCGCTAACCAGGTGCAGAATGCTGACAGCCATGTACGGTAGTTGTTGCGAGATTTTGCAGACAAGTCCTTGTCAAGAATGAGGTAGTCCAGGAAGTCGACAGCAAAGGCAGTGTTAAGCTGATAGGCATATTTTATTTTCGCCCCTACTTCTTCGGTGAAAACAGACAATTGCTTGAGCCTGCTTCGATAGTCGGTAGCAGTCTTCGGCTTGAGTATCCCCTTCTTCTCTGCAGCTTCAATATAGGTGCTGTATCTGTCGAACACTACGCCAAGTTCTGTGTACTGCCGTGTGTTGGTGGTGTTGACGAAGGGGTTCCACCCGGATAAAAGTTTGTGTGTGAGATTGTAGACAAGCACGGCTGCAATTTTTTCTCTCTCCGCTTTGTTGTGGTAGCGGTCGAGCATGTAACGCTTACGTTTCAGTCTGTCTGTAGTCGGATCGTAAGCGAAGAAATCAACGTAATAGGATTTACCCCGATGTATCCTCGGAAGGGTATACCCTATTATTTCTCTTGTAGATAAGAAATTTTTGGCTTTAGAGTACATTTTTTTACATTGTTCGGCTCCTGCCAACCAATGTGATTATACAATATGGGCTCATATAATATTGTTGTGTTTTTAACAATCTGCATTTCTTATGCAAACAACTGTTTTACCCTATAAAGATAGAACTTCAGATCGTTCACTCCTCTGAATTCTGCCCTGAATGTTTTTAGCTTGCAGTTGAACGATTCTGCACTGGCGTTAGTTCTTTTGTCATTGAAGAAATTCAGTATTCTGTCATAATGGCTTTGAAACGTTTTGATGACAGTATTAAACTCTTCACAGTTCCATTGC